AAGCAAATGCAAAGCAAACATCTGTTCGAGAACACACGTAAGCATAGCTAGTTATTCAAGTTGTGTGCCGACGTTAGTAGTAGGTTATTCAATCAAATCAAAAGGAATAGCAAAAGATTTAGGTGTTAAAGATATAATAGATTATAGAGAGTTTCAAACAGACCAAGACTTAACAGAAAAGTTTAAACAAATGGATTTAGACACAAATCATTTAAAAGAGATAATGCCTGAATATAAACAAAGATGTTATGAATTGAGGGAATTATATGAAAGTTTACGCAGCAAAGAATAAAAACGATAATATAAGATTTAACAGTTCAAGCGGTGGAGTGTTTACAGCTTTCGCCGAAGCGATAATCGAAGATGGTGGAATAGTAATAGGGGCAAGTTGGGATGGCTTAGATGTCAAACACATAGCAGTAGATAATATAGATGATTTAGCAAAATTGCGAGGCAGTAAATATGTTCAATCAGAAGTTGATTATAGCTTATTAGACACAGATAAAACAGTGTTGTTTAGTGGAACGCCTTGTCAAATGCCAAAAAACAAAGATAACTATTATTTAATAGATATAATATGCCACGGAACACCAACAAAAGAGAGTTTCAAAGAATACTGCGACAAAAACGGAATAACTAAAATTACTTTTAGAGATAAAACAAATGGATGGTGTAATTACAACGTTACAACCAACAAAGGAACAGAACCGTATATACAAAATGAGTTTATGCAAGATTTTATATATAATAAAAACTTATGTAATAAATGTTATAATTGTCCGTTTAAGAACTTTAAAAGTAATAGTGATATACAAATAGGGGATTTTTGGGGAGTGAGTAATGAATATTCTGATTTTGCAGATAACAAAGGAATATCGGCAGTGTTTGTTAAGACAGATAAAGGCGAGAAGTTATTTAATAAAATCAAAGATAAAATTGATTATATAGAAATAGAAAAGGAAAAGGTAATAAAATATAATCCCAGCTTGATAGAAAGCGGTGAAAGAAAATGTCAATAGCAATATATTATCATAGAATAGAAACAGTTGGTGGAGTAGAAAAAGCCATAATAGAATTAAGTAAATTATATTCTGCTAATAAAGTAACGGTTATATTTAGTGATTGTTCTTCTAATGTAGAAACAATGATAAAAATAAGTCAATATGCCGAAGTAAAACACATCGACATAGTTAAAGACGAGTATTTCGACATATGTTTTTATGAAACAATAAGATCAGTTAATATCAATGCCGACAAAAAAATACTAATTATAAATAATAATTGGGGAGATTGTGGAGTTAGTAAAAACCACGTTCCTACTTATTTTGATGATTACATAGCGGTAGGTCAAGAGTGTAAAGAACAAGCAGAAAAGATATTACACAAAGAAATAAAACTAATACCCAATTTAATAGATAGTGAAGAAATAAAAAAACTAGCTAATAAGGAAATAGATATTGATCCTTATTTTGTAGTTGTATCAAGAATAAGTGAAGAAAAAGGATTTGACAACATATTAAAGATAGCAAAAGCAATTCCTGATAAGACAATACACGTTTTAGGTAGTAATAGCAACCTTAAAGAAGAAGCAAATATAAAAGCAACTTTTAAGGGAATAGACAACGTGATATTTTTAGGGTTACAAGACAATCCGTACCCATATATAAAAAAAGCAAAATACTTGTTACAATTAAGCAAACGAGAAGCACAATGCTTGGCAATGTTTGAAAGTCTAATATTGGGAACTCCTGTTATTGCAACCGATTTTGGAACAGCAGTTGAAACTATTAAAGACAATATGGGGATTGTACTTAAAAAAGATTTAAGCGATTTAGATGTAGACAAAATATTAAAAGGCAAGTTTGAGTTTGAATATAAGTATAAAGGCACAAAAAAACAATGGCTAGATTTAATTAAAATAGAGCCAAAGAAAGATTATAAGTTTACAATTTTAATACCAAATTATAACAATGCCAAATGGTTAGATAAATGTTTAAATAGTGTGTTAAATCAAACATATAAAAATTACGAGATAGTCTTTGTAGATGATATGAGCGAAGATAATAGTTTAGATATAGCGAGAAAAATGTTAAAAGGGCATAAAGTTATAGAACTAAAATCAAAGAGATTAAATGGTGGGGCAAGAAATGAAGGTATACTTGTGTCAGACAGTGATTACACAGTAAGTTTAGATAGTGATGATTGGTTTGCTAACGACGATGTTTTAGCAAAGATAAATCACACACTCAATGGCGAAGATGTGTTGTTTTTAGGATTTCAGCAAACAAAAGACGGAAAACAATATGCAAGTTTTATACCGACATATAAAACAGCATACGAAGCCTTAATTGATGGAGTGTGTGCTATATGGACTAAAGTAGTTAAAACTTCATTGATGAAAGAAACGTTGTTTAATGAAGGCACTTTAATGGAAGACAAAGTTCAACATATGAGAATATGTAACAAAATGAATAAGTTTAAATGTTTATCAGAAATAACTCATTATTGGAACAGGGGCAACGTTGGAAGTGTAACACAAAGTAGGGGAACAAAGTGGGAAACTTCAGCTTGGAGATTTGTTGCTGATTTAATAGACTTTAGTTATGAATGTAAAGACGAATATAAACCTTTTATTATAGAACTAACTAAAAAGATAAAAAATAACGCAGAAAAAAATATATACAGGCAAGGGTGATATTATGATTACAATTAGAGTATTACAACCATATAAAGATAACCAATTAAATAAAAATGTAATTAAGGGCGAATGCTATGAAGTAACGTATGAAAGATATAAGCAAATGAAAACGGGCATACCAAATTATATAGAAGTGATAGGAGTAAGAAATGAAAATAATAATAAATAAACCAAATATTCAAATACACGAAGCAATAGAAGTAACAAACGAAATGATAGGCAAAGTATTAACAGACACGCCGATACTAAAACAAGAAATAGTAAAAGAAAATGACGAGATAATATTGAGGGCACACGAGATAGATAACAACAATGTATATAAGAGCATACAAGACATAGATATATACTTAAACATAGGCGACTGTTTAATCAAAACAGAAAAAGGTTATATGAAGCCAGTAAACAAAGTATATGTATTAGATAAGCAATTAGAGAGAGCGATAGAAAGAATAAATAAGATATAAGGAAGTGATAATATGGCAGATATAAATATGACAGAAAAACAAAAAATGTTTATTAAGGAATATCTTAAAGACCTTAATGCTACTCAGGCTGCCATAAGAGCAGGTTATAGCGAAGACAGTGCCAAAGTAATAGGCTGTGAGAACTTAACGAAACCATACATAGCAGAAGAAATAGAAAAAGAATTATCAGCACGAACTAAAAAGGTTGAGATAGATGCAGAATATGTATTAAACAACTTGAAAAAAGTAGCAGAAACATCAATGGAAAGAAATGATAGTGCTGGTGCGAATAAATCATTAGAACTATTAGGCAAATATCTTAAATTATTTACTGACAAGACAGAAACAAGTGTTAAGTTTGATAAGTCGCCTGTAAACGAATTGATAGCGAGTATAGAAGAATTAAAAGATGAAGATAAGTAGGAGGTGATGTTCCCTTGAAGATATCAAAAAAATACTACGACTTTATTATTGATGATGCCGAAGTAGATATATTAGAGGGGACTTAACTACTTTTAGTGGCAAGACAACAACTGCAATAAATACCAAGTTCTTATATATGATGAAAAAATCAAAAAGAAGAAAGCACTTGATAGCAGGTGAAAGTTTAGGAACGGTTGTTAGTAATATATTAAGTACAGGCGACTGTGGGTTATTAGATAATTTCCCTGATATAGAATTATACTTAAACGGATCAAACGAGCAGAAACTACCACACCTCAAAATAGGTGATGATGTAGTTTTTTTAGTAGGTTATAGTGATGTAGCACGATTTAAAAAGGTATTAGGAGGACAATTCGGAGCAGTATTTATAGATGAAGCAAACATAGCAGATATGAGCTTTATTAGAGAATTGTTTTTACCTAGATTTGAGTATCTATGTATGACGCTTAATCCTGATAATCCCGATAAAGAGATATACACGGAAATAATAAATAGAGCAAGACCGATAGAAAAGTATAAAGATAATGTACCAAGTTGGATTTGGTTAGAACTAAATAAGGGTATAGAAAATCCTAGTTGGAGATATTGGTTTTTTGGGTTCAAAGATAATCCTATATTAACTCCCGAAAGAGAAAAGCAATTATATAGTTCACTACTACCTGAAACAAGGGAATATCAAACGAAGATATTAGGTAAAAGAACAAAAGGCACAGGACTTATATTTATATTGCCTAACGATAATATAATAACCGAAGAAGAAGCAAAACAAAAACAATATGTTAAACTAACAATAGGAATAGATACAGCATATTCAAGAACAAGTGCAGATACATTTGCTTTTATATTAAGTGGAATAACAAATAAGGGTGAATTGGTAATATTAGAAGAAGTTGTATTAAATAACAAAGGATTAACAAATCCATATTCTCCAAGTGATATAGCAGTTAAAATAGATGAGTTTATAGATTATTGTACTAAAAAATGGGGAATAATAAAAAGCATATTTATAGATAGTGCAGATCAAGGCACAATAATAGAGTGTCAAAAGTATCGCAAGCTAATGGGAAGAAGTTATAATATATTCCCTGCTTGGAAACAAACAAAAGTAATAGACCGTATCAATTTACAAAACGGTTGGATTGCAAGAAAGCAATATTTAATAGTAAACACTTGTGTTAATCATATAAAAGAACATAACACATACAGTTGGATGCCAAATAAGGATGAGCCTGAAGATGCAAATAACCACACCATTGATGCATCTTGTTATTCGTGGTTACCCTACAAAACACAGATTTCAATAGGAGATGTAAATAATGGAAATATGGGAAAATATTAAAAATTATGAAAATTATTATCAAATAAGTAATTTAGGTAGAGTTAAAAGTTTGGCAAGATTTGATAATATGAATAGAAAAATTAGTGAAAAAATATTAAATCCGAGAAAAGATAAAAAGAATTATTATGGTGTTGCACTAAACAAAAACGGAGAAACAAAATATTTCAAAATACATAGATTAGTTGGAATACATTTTATAGATAACCCAAATAATTTACCACAAATAAATCACAAAGATGAAAATAAACAAAATAATTGTGTAGATAATTTAGAATGGTGTACAAATCAATATAATTGTTCTTACGGAACAAAGGCAGATAGAATGCTAAAAACCAAAGGGCAACAAAGAGTAATAAAGAAAGAAACAAAAGACAGAAAAATACCTATATTGCAATATGATTTAGATAACAATTTTATAAAAGAGTGGATTTGTGCAAAATATGTCAAAAAGGAATTAAATATAGATAATAGTGATATAGCGAAATGTTGTAAAGGGCAATATAAACAAGTTAGAGGATTTATTTGGGCATACAAAACACAGATAGGAGTGTAATATGAAAATAAGAGATAAAATCGGGGTGGGAATAAGCAATTTCTTATACCCATATATACAAAATCAATATAAAATGAAAGGTGATTATATGAAAAGACCAATAGACAGAGAACGATACTTATTAGAAGAAAAATACTTGTGGTTTTTAGGTTGTGAAGATTTACTAGCTGACTTTTATAGAACTAAAACACACAATTATTCTGTAATAGATACAAGAGCAGAATATTACTATTCAAATACAGGTTCTAATATTAGAATAGTCCATAGTGGATTACCAAGTTTAATATCTTATACTAA